CAGGTGATAATAGTTATGACGGTGAAAAATTAAATTTATTAGTTCACGATGAAAGTGGTAAATGGGAGAGGCCTGACAATATAAGAAATAACTGGAGAGTTACAAAAACTTGTTTAAGGTTAGGTAGTAGAGTTGTGGGTAAGTGTATGATGGGTAGTACTAGTAATTCACTTGATAAAGGTGGTGATAATTTTAAAGAACTATATAACAACTCTGATGTAACAAAACGTAATCGTAATGGACAAACTAAATCAGGTTTATATTCTTTGTTTATTCCTATGGAGTGGAATTATGAAGGATTTATTGACGAGTATGGTCAACCAGTATTTAATAATCCTAAAGAAAATAAAAAAGATCCGCAAGGAATTATTATAGATCAAGGAGTTATAGATCATTGGGAAAATGAAGCTGAAGGTTTAAAAGACGATCAAGACGGATTAAACGAATTTTATAGACAGTTTCCAAGAACTGAAGAACACGCGTTTAGAGATGAAACAAAAAATAGCTTATTTAATCTTATAAAAATATACGAGCAAATAGACTATAATGAAGGAAACAGAAACTCTTCAGTAATAACACCTGGTAACTTTCAATGGTTAAATGGTAAAAAAGATACATTAGTTACTTTTAATCCAGATCCAAAAGGTAGGTTTAATATTAGTTGGGTACCAGGAGCAAAATTACAAAATAACGTTATTTTAAAAAACGGTGTAAAATATCCAGGTAATGAGCACATAGGTGCATTTGGTTGTGACTCTTATGATATATCTGGAACAGTAGACAAACGAGGATCAAAAGGAGCTTTGCATGGACTAACAAAGTTTTCAATGGAAGATGCTCCAGCAAATACTTTTTTCCTTGAATATATAGCAAGGCCACAAACAGCTGAAATATTTTTTGAAGATGTTTTAATGGCATTAGTGTTTTACGGAATGCCAATACTTGCAGAAAACAATAAACCAAGACTATTATACTATTTAAGAAGAAGAGGTTATAGAGCATTTAGTATGAACAGGCCAGATAAAGTTTGGAACAAATTATCTGTTACTGAAAAAGAAGTAGGTGGCATGCCAAACTCTAGTGAAGATATAAAACAAGCACACGCTGCTGCAATTGAAATGTATATTAATGACCATGTAGGATTACTACAAGATGGCACTTATGGCACAATGTATTTTAATAATACTTTAAATGATTGGTCTAAGTTTGACATAAATAGAAGAACAAAACACGATGCTTCAATAAGTTCAGGGCTAGCAGTTATGGCTTGCAATAGACATTTATACCGACCTAATCCAAAACAAAAAAAGAAACCATTAAATTTAAATATATCTAAATATAATAATAAAGGATTTTCATCTACGATAATTAAAAATAATATATGAGACAAGAACACTCTATACACTTTCCTTCACAGGCAGTTAGCGATATGGAAAAGCTAAGTGAAGATTATGGTTTAAAAGTAGCAAGAGCTATAAGGCATGAATGGTTTTCAGGAACTACATCTAAGTATAATAGCCATAAAAATAATTTTCACAATCTTAGGTTATATGCTAGAGGTGAACAATCAATACAGAAATATAAAAATGAATTATCTATTAATGGTGATTTATCTTATCTTAATTTAGACTGGAAGCCTGTGCCAGTTATTCCAAAGTTTGTAGATATAGTAGTCAATGGCATGGCTCAAAGAAACTATGAAATAAATTGTTTTTCTCAAGATGAATTTGGTGTTCAAAAAAGAACTGAGTACATGGAGTCTATATTAAGAGACATAGAATCTAAAAAGTTTAATGATATAGCAATGGAGCAGTTTGGTGTTGATTTATATGAAAACGATAAAGAAAAATTACCACAAGATCAAGACGAACTAGCCTTACATATGCAACTTGATTTTAAACAAGCTGTAGAGTTAGCCGAAGAACAAGCTTTAAGCGTTTTATTAGAGAACAGTGATTATGATTTAATTAGACGTAGAGTACTTTACGACTTAACAGTAATAGGTATTGGTGCAACTAAAACTACATTTGATTTCAGCACTGGAGCTAGAGCACAATACGTAGATCCAACTGATTTAGTTTATTCGCATACTGAATCGCCATATTTTGAAGATATATATTATATTGGTGAAGTAAAAGAATTACCTATAAACGAATTAGTAAAAGAGTTCCCAGATTTAAATGAAGAAGAAATAAAAGATTTAGCAGATAAATATGCATATCCGCTAGACTACGTAACAAATAGAGACAAAAACAAAGTTCAAGTTTTATATTTTAATTATAAAACTCATATGAATAATGTTTATAAACTAAAAACAACTGCAACTGGAGCACAAAAAATAATTGAAAAAGATGATACGTTTAATCCACCAGAAGACAAAACTGGTGATTTTGAAAAATTAGAAAGAGTTGTAGAAACTTTATATGAAGGTGTTTATATAATAGGTGCTGACACTTTGTTGAAGTGGAGAATGTGCCCTAATATGATGAGAACAGATTCTGATTTTAGTAGAGTAAAAATGAATTACCAAATAGTAGCTCCAAGAATGTATGAAGGTAGAATAGAGTCTATAGTTAGTAGAATAACTAGCTTTGCTGATATGATACAATTAACTCATTTGAAATTACAGCAAGTTATGGCTCGTATGGTGCCAGATGGTGTTTACTTAGATGCGGACGGTTTAGCTGAAATAGATTTAGGCAATGGAACAAACTATAATCCGCAAGAAGCTTTAAATATGTTTTTTCAAACTGGTAGTGTTATAGGTAGAAGTTTTACTTCTGAAGGAGACATGAACCCAGGTAAAGTGCCTATACAACAAATAAGCAATGGAGTTAACGGTGGTAAATTACAAAGCTTGATTACTACTTATAATTACTACATGCAAATGATTCGTGACGTAACTGGTTTAAATGAAGCTAGAGACGGTAGCACTCCAGATAAAAATGCTTTAGTAGGTGTGCAAAAATTAGCAGCAGCAAACTCTAATACAGCTACAAGGCA